ATTCGACTGTTGGACTGCCGACAGACTTCCTTGAGATGCGGAACCTGTATCTCAATACGAATCCAGAACAGCCACTGAACTATCTATCTCCGTCTGTGTTCACTCGGAACGCTAGGACGCAGGAATCTGGAAGGCCAATTCAGTACACCATCCTTGCGGATGAGATACAGCTTGCGCCGACACCAGACACGAATTACACGGTTTATATGCTGTATTACGCTGCTCCGACTTTCCTGAGCGACAGCGTAAGTACAAACGCATTCATGAGCGTCTGTCCTGACCTGTTGCTGTACGGGTCTTTGTCAGAGGCAGAACCGTATCTCATGAACGACAATCGGCTTGCTGTCTGGGCTGGATTGTATGCTCGTGCGCTGTCCGACCTTACAACGTCTGACGACCAGGGTGAGTACAGCGGCAATCCGATGGTAATGACTCTGGCAAAGAGGTAAGAAATGGCTATTTCTCAGGCAATGTGCACCAGTTTCAAGGTTGAGCTTCTTGGTGGTACTCATGACCTTGATACCGACACGATCAAGATTGCGCTCTACACCTCGTCAGCTACGCTGGGAGCCTCCACAACGGCCTACAGCAGCACAAATGAGGTTGCTAGTGGGGCCGGGTACACCACTGGTGGAAACACGCTCGCAGGAGCTTCTATTACCTCCAGCGGGACAACTGCGTTTGTTGACTTCACTGACACCACCTGGACGAGCGCATCATTCACTGCCAGGGGTGCGCTGATTTACAACAGCAGCAAGTCAAACAAGGCAATTGCTGTTCTGGATTTTGGCGCTGACAAGACCAGCACGAACGGTGATTTCGTTGTTCAGTTCCCGACTGCCGATGCAAGTAACGCGATCATCCGAATTGCCTAAAGGTAGATCATGGCACTTGTCGTAAAAGATCGGGTCAAGGAAACCACGACCACTACCGGCACAGGTACGTTGACGTTAGCCGGTGCTGTAACTGGGTTTCAGGCGTTTTCCGTTGTTGGCGATGGAAACACGACCTATTACACGGTCACTGACGGTACAAACTGGGAAGTTGGTATCGGGACGTATACGTCATCCGGTACGACTCTCAGCCGAGATACAATTTTAGAGTCCAGCAATTCTGGTTCTGCTGTTAACTGGGGTGCGGGTAGCAAGGATGTATTCCTGACCTATCCGGCAGAACGAGCCGTGTTGGTGGACAACAATTCCGAAATTGTTCCTGCGACATCAGCAAGTCTGGTTGGCAACACCACCACGATTCAGCTTAGAAACAGCAGCACACCCGGATCGGTTCCGACTGCTCTTAGCCTGTCTGCTGGTGAGTTGGTGGTCAACACCGCTGACGGGAAGTTGTACTTCAAGGACAGCGGCGGGACGGTCAAGGTGTTGTCTCAGGCCGATCAGATCGCTCCGCTGACGACGAAGGGCGACCTGCTTGTCAACGATGGCACGAGCAATGTGCGTCTGCCAGTTGGAACCAATACTCATGTTCTGACTGCCGATAGCAGCGTGGCTGCTGGCGTAAAGTGGGCTGCTGGTGGTGGTGGTATATCGAGCGCAGACATCCAAGAGTTCACCAGCACCGGCTCATCGACTTGGACAAAGCCTGTTGGGGCGAAGATGGTCTATGTGCTGATGTTTGGCGGCGGCGGAGGTGGCGGGTCTGGCAGGAAACGGTCTGTTAGTGGTCTTGCTACTGCGGCAAGCGGCGGCTCGGGCGGCGGTGCTGGAGGTAGGACAGAGCTTTGGATTCCTGCGTCTTTGCTAGGGGCTACTGAAACAGTAACGGTTGGAGCAGGAGGTACTGGCGGCGCTGCTAATACTACAAATGACACAAACGGGCTTCCTGGTAGTGGCGAAACAAGCTCCAGTTTTGGATCTTTAGCTCTAGCAAGAGCTGGATCGTCTGGTGCTGGTGGATCTACAACAACTATCTCGGGTGGACAAGGGGGTGGTGGTTTAACTGAAACAAGTGCGAGCACTTCTTACTATGATTCAAATGGCGCGAGTGGTTCTACAGGCAGCGGAGGAAACGGTAGTCGCGGTGGGTATAAAGCTGGAGGAGGGGGTGGTGGTGGCGGGTTTACAGCAAGCAGCTCTACTGCGAGAGCAGGTGGGACTGGTGGACTAGGTGGTGCTTTGTTTGATGCCTCAACATCATCAACTGCTGGAGGTGGTACTGCTGGAAACACAAGCGGCGCGCCGAACGGTGGCCCCGGCGCAGCAGCCTCTTCCTACTTTGTTGGTGGTTCTGGTGGTGGTAGTGGTGCAAGTAGTAGCGCTACTGCTGGCAACGGCGGCGCAGGTGGCTACCCGGCAGGTGGTGGTGGTGGCGGTGGCGCAGGGTACGCAGTCACCTCCGGTGCTGGTGGTAATGGCGGCAACGGATATGTCCGTGTCGTGACCTTCTTCTGACGAGGACAAGATGCCAAGACAATTCCTCCTCAATCCCGATGGTAGTGTTCCTGCGAACGCCAATGTCGAACTGCTGCAAGCAGAGGGCATTCCGCTGGTGTTGCCGACAGAGATGCCAAGGCAATCCGGCATGATCGCTATCGAGCAAGATCCGCAGCAGGACGAGCATGGTGTATGGCGGCAGGTATGGGTGCTTCAGCCTGCGCCGGAGCCTGAGATTGTCCCGGTCGATCCGCTGGCTGCGCTGAACGATGAGCAGAAGGCCGCGCTGGTTGCTTTGCTTCAAGGAACGGCTGTTTAATGTTCGGCATATCCGCATTCTCTGAAGCACCGTTTTCTGGTCTGCCAGAGAGTGCTGTTCTTGTTGTTGTTACTGGTGTTGCAGCCTCTGGTGGGGTCGGTTTTGTAGTTATTACGGGTGATGCAAACGTCCCTGTAACTGGGGTTTTCGCTACTAATCAGTTGGGATCAGTCACGGTAGTTGCGAAAGCTGTTGTAGATGCAACTGGTGTATCAGCATCCGGTGAAGTTGGTACGGCAGTTGTTGCTATAAACATAAACGCTCCAGTAACGGGTGTCTCTGCTACTGGTGAACTAGGTTCGGTCACGGTAGTTGCGAAAGCTGTTGTAGATGCAACTGGTGTATCGGCCACAGGGTTTGTTGGGTCTGTCGTAGTTACCGCTGATGCTGTTGTAGTCACGACAGGGGTTCAGGCAACAGGCCAGATTGGTAATGCGAATGTTCTGATCGTTGTCCCTGTTACAGGTGTACAGGGTACAACTGCGCTTGGTACTATCACTCTGGAGTCAAACAACTATCTCGACGTTACTGGTTTCGGGATGGTTGGGTCAGTTGGTCTGGTTGATGTGATTGGGGTATGGTCGATACCAGATGAGGTTCCGAACAACTGGATTGATGGTGAACCTTCTGCAAACGCATGGATTTATGCAATCGAGCAATCAAATAACTGGATTGAGGATGTGCCTGACGCTAACGTGTGGATTGATACAATCGCACAATCGAACACTTGGACGGTGCAATGAGACTCGCATTCGGCAAATGGACACCTGACCGACCTGGGATAGCAGGAGGGCTGACAGAGGCTCTAAACTGCCTTCCTGTCGCGTCTGGATATGGGCCGATACCGTCTAACGCAAACCTATCGTCTACAGCGTCTGAGAGCCTTTTGACGAGTTTTGTTGGTCGTCTTGGATCAACAACAACGCTGTTTGGTGCTGGCCCGACAAAACTGTTTAAGTTCGATCCTACTGACTCAGGGTTGGATGATGTAAGCAGAGCGTCTCCTGCTTATTCAACTACCACCCTGTGGACTACGGCACAGTTTGGTGCTGTTGTGCTGGCTGCGAATGGGATAGACAAGATCCAAGCCTGGGACATGGGGTCGAGTACAGCATTTGCTGATGTCGCTGCTGCTGCTCCAACTGCTCAGTTTGTTACTGTTGTTCGGGATTTTGTGGTTGCTGCAAAGACTGCTAGCGAGATTTCTACTGTTTACTGGTCGGACATCAACGATGAAACGGATTGGACACCAGGAGCAGGAAGTCAGTCGGATGAGCAGGTTATTGCTGATGGTGGCGAGATTCGTGGTTTGACTGGTGGTGAATTTGGGATTGTGCTGCTGGAGAGAGCAATTGCGAGGATGACGTATATCGGGTCTCCGCTGTTCTTTCAGTTTGACATTATTGCTAGGAATCTTGGCTGCTACGAGTCTCGATCTGTGGTTCAGTCAGGGCCATTGACGTACTTCCTGAGTGATGATGGGTTCTTTGTGACCGATGGTCAGACGGTGAAGCCAATTGGGAACGAGGTTGTAGATCGGTGGTTTTTTGATAACGCTGATCCGGCACAGTTGGACGAGATGAGTGCCGCTGTTGATCCGGTGAACAAGGTTGTTGTCTGGTGTTTCCGTGACATCTTTAATATTCAGAAACTGTTGGTCTACAACTATTCGGTGGACAAGTGGAGCCATGCCAACACTACCGCTGATTTCATATCTACTCTTGCGACTGCAAGTTACACACTTGAGCAGCTTGCAAATGTCTCAGCGAGTCTGGATGCCTTGCCAGAATCATTGGATTCTAGGCTCTGGGCCGGTGGCAAGTTGGTTCTAGGTGGTGTTGACGCAAGCCGTTTGGTGACATTTGGCGGTGCGAATCAGACTGCTGTGCTGACTACAGGCGACATCGAGACAGAGGCTACAGAAACGATTCTGACGCTTGCTAGGCCGATTGTTGATAACGGATCGGCTACGGTCAGGGTTGCATCGAGGTATCGTCTGGATGGCAATCTAAGCTATTCGACTGCTGTTGCTGCTGATAGCGAAAACAGGATTCCGTTGCGATCCAGAGGGAAATATCACAGGGTAAGCCTGACTCCTACGGAAAGCTGGATTACTGCTGTCGGTGTTGATGTCGAGGTTAAAGCGGTGGGTGGTCGATAATGTTCCGCAGGCTACCTCAACAGGGTGGGACTCCTCGGGATGTGTCCGAGATCGTCAATCGGATCTTGGATGGCAAGATCAACTCTGTCGGGTTGGTCACGCTTGATACAGGTGGTGCGACAAGTACGACTTTGTTCGATGAGCGTATCAGCGATGACAGCATCATCCTGTTTGCCCCCTACTCTGTTGCTGCGTCTACTGATGGTGTTCCGTATGGAGCGTTTCAGGATTCTACCGATCAATCAGCAACGACAACGGTAGACGCTTATGCGATGTCGTTTAACACAACAGACTTTAGCAATGGTGTGTCTGTTGCGTCTGGATCTCAGATCACTGTTACAAGTTCTGGCATCTACAACCTGCAATTTTCTGCTCAGGTCACAAACAGCAACAACCAGATTGAGGATATTGACATCTGGTTTCGCAAGAATGGAACCAATATTGCAGCTAGTAATAGCAGGTTTTCTGTCAACGAACGACACGGATCCGTTGATGGTCACTTGATTGCCGCGCTGAATTTCTTTGTTGATTTAGATGCTGGTGACTACGTTCAAATCATGTGGTCAGTCACTGACACAGACGTTAGGTTAGAGGCGACAGGCACTCAAAGCAATCCAACGAGACCGACAACTCCGTCTGTCATTGCAACAATGCAAATGGTGTCTGAATCCTCAACGTCTGATGTCTACGCATCCAGTCAGACACAGGGTCAGGCTACCGTCAATCACTTTGCCAACAGTACCGCAGACAAAACTTATCGGTATGTCGTCCTCGGCTAGAGTCTTTGTCGAACCAAACAATCTCCGGCAGGTTTGGGATTACGTTCGAGAGGGTCTGCTGAAGGTGAAAGAGGCTAGTTCTGAGCATTGGATACCGGAGGACATCTATTGCGACTGTTATTCCGGTCGATCAATGTTGTGGCTGATGGTTGAGGATGGTCAGCCTGTCGGGTTTGGTGTGCTTCAACCGGTTGGTGATTGTCTGCATATCTGGGCAGGGTATGGCAAGTTTCTGATGGATGAAGGTTTCCGTCATGCAGAGGAAATTGCTAAATCGGGTGGGGCGCGTAGAATTACGTTTGAGTCAAATCGGCCAGGATGGGCAAGGATGGCCGATAAACACGGTTACAAGCCCGTAAGGTGGGCGAAAGAGGTGTCGAATGGGTAGCAGATCAGGAACGTCTCAGACGGAAACGAGGGTCG